AATAATTTTTTAATCTTTGTTCTTCTAAATCATATTGTGATTGTATATCACTTTCAAATAAATCTCTTGCAAACTTCCCTCTATCTTCAGCTTCTGCTAATTTAGCAGCTTGAAATGTTTGAAAAGGTGTTTGTGCAGCTTTAGCAGCTGTAGCTGCTAATCCACCAAAACCAGTTCCTGTTGGTGTTGCTGATGCAAGATTTAGACCAAAAGATGTTAAGAAACCCGGTAAAGTTCCCGGTCTTAATCCACCTGCTCTAGGAAATAAAATATTTCTAAAACGAGGATCTCTTGAAAGTTTAGCCCTTTCAAGAGCTTGTTCTACGTCTGGTTTATAAGTACGATCTTGTGGATCATTTCCGTCTTTATAACCTTTTCTATCTAAACCAGATGTAATACCAGTTCCTGCAGAACCACCTATTCTAAACATTGGTCTTTTTAATACTCTGTTCATACTTAACCCTGTCCCGATAAAACCATTCTTCTAAATTCTTCAAAAGACATTGGTGTTGCATCTGGTCTTTGTTCTAATAAATCAAATTTATATTTTTCGTACTCCTCTTCCAGCACATCCATATCAGCCATTTGCATAATACCTTCTTTATCAGTTCCTTCTTTATAACCTATTCTGCCACCATCTTTTCTACCGAGATATAATCCTGCAAGAGTAGAACCTATACCAAGAGCAGTTTGTAAAGGTGTTGGATTAGGTACAAATGATTGTTGAGTTTGACCTGGATAACCACCCATTAGTCCTGTTACTTGTGCAGCGTATCTATCTAATTGTTGTTGTGGTAAGAACGCTGCTTGTCTTGCCGCTTCTCTGCTTGCATCAGCTTCTGCTTGCGCTTGTGCTTGGTTGATTGCGCCCAATGTTCCAAGTTGTGATACGTCTCTACCTGTTAATGCTTGTTGTTGTGCTCCAAGCTGTGCTTGTTGTCCACCTAAACCAGATCTAAATGCACCTAAACCTTGTTGTGCACCTGCAATGCCAGCTTGTGCTTGACCTAAACCAAATCTATTTGCAATGTCTTGTTGTCTAGCAGCTTGTGCCTGACCAAAACCTTGTTGCAAGAGTCCTGCTTGTAATAATGCACGTTCTCTTGCCGCCCCCGTACCAAACTCGGCGAGTTGTACGCCCGCTCGACCAGCGCCGAGCACACCCAAACTTGCTTGTTGATCTCTTATTTGCTGTTCTTGTATAGCTTTGTTACGATCAAACTCCGCTAATGTAGCGTCGATAACTTGAGATTGAAAAGGGGACATAAATTGTCCAACGTCTTGTTGAAATGCTGTTGCTCCTAAGGGGACACCACCCAATGTAGTTCCAGCTGTTCCTAGCTGTGATTCAGCAACTCCAGCTAATCTTGTTGCCTCAGTTGCTTGATCCTGTGCTCTTGTTAAAAATGGTTGAAAAGATCCAATACCTTTTTCTGCTAAATCTTGTGCTTCTCTTTGTAATCGATCTTGACCGGCAACTGTAGGTGCAAGTCCTGCTAAACTTTGTTGTCTAATATCAAACTGTTGTCCAGCTTTTTGTCTTGCCGCAAAGTCTGCAGCCGACTCTCCTGCTAACTGTGTAATACCAGCTGCTCCAGGTGCAACTACAGGAATACCAGATTGTGCAACTATCTGTTTACCTAGATCTACTCCTAGATCTTCAATAAATTTTGCTGGTAGTTGTCGTGTTTCTGTAATAGCCATTATAATACTTCCTCTAATCTTTGTGATGTTTGAAACATTCGTCTTGCGCCTTTTAAGCCTTGCGATTCTTCGGATACGTCACCTCCGGCTTCGAGGTTTTTCATCATGTTATACATAACTTCTGCGCCTTTGTCCACATTTCCATCACCTGCGTTTCTAACAGCGTCAGCTGTAAATACAAACTCATTCTTTGATAATCTTGCAGGCACGTCATCTGCTTTTTCCATTCTACCTATTGGTACAAAGCCACCTTCAGCTCTTAAATCCATCTCTTGTCCACCCATATCTAATAGTGGCATAGTTTTTTTAGCTACAGGTTCTTTAGAACCTTCTGCTTGTGCGTTTTTGTTTCTATTATAAAAATCTAAATATCGTTTATGATTTTCGTTCATCTCTGCAGCGTCAGGGTTTGTTTCATATGTTTTTTTCCAACCTTTGTAGTTAGGATCTTTTGATAGATCTGTATCACCATCGTTAAAACCTAATCTCATTATTCCACCCTCAGCTCTAAAAGGTCTAGCTAAAAAACTATAAGGGTCGTTTCTAATCCCTTGTATATCTAAGCTCTGACCTGATGCTCCTCTTGATGCTAAAAATTTTTGATACTCATCTTCTGTATCATCTTCTTGAAATAAAAGAGGTGCTGCTGTTAATCCTGCAGCTGCAGCTAAAGCAAGTCTATCTTTATTATCTTCAGGCATAAATGGTATGTTACCAAGTGAAAAACCAGTGTCTCTAAAATTTCCTCTAAAAAGTTCACCAAAACTACCGCCACCTAATTTAAAAATACCAGCAGCAGCTAAAGCTGTTTTACCGACTGGTGATTTAACAATTTTTTTAACTGCACGTTTTGCTTTTTTAACTAACTTACCTAAGAAATACATTTGTCTACCTGTTTCAAGATCCATGATCCCACCTTCTTTTGCAAAGGCTCTTGGTCCAGATAGTGCATCCCTTTGTTGTATAGCTAATTCAATAGGACTAAGTTCTTCTACTGTTTTTTGAATTACGTCTTGTTGAAAAGGTGTTGCCATCATATTAGGTATAAAAGGTTTGTCTCCACCTCTATCTCTGTCTTCGAAATCATCCTCGTCATCTATAATTGACGGTGTTTTACCATAACCCATCGCTGTTTGATCTATTGCTTTATTAAAAATAAATCTACCTATGCCAAAAGGAGTAAGTGCTCCAAGCGCACCGCTTATCAATCTATTACTAAATTTTGTACTAGGGGATAATGCTTCTATAGCTTTTCTTCTTTGTTCTTTTAAAGCTTCTCTAGCTCTATTTTTAGCAAACTGAGATCCTGCTCCAACAGCGCTTCTATCTGGCCCTGGATCTCTTGGATCAGATCTTGTGCTAGATTCACCTACATCGCTACCTCCAACTCTACCAGAGTCTCTTGCACCAGATGATCGTGCAGCGGCATCACCACGATATCCTTGTCTAGTTCCACTAAACCCTGGTTTAACTAGCATACCGCCGTCTTGTAACATCTGTTTTGCTTGTTGTGATCTTGTTATGGCCATTTGTCTATTCTATTTTGTTTCTCCAAATAAATCAAGGCTAGGCATTATCACCCTGACATCTTTTCTTATCTCTGACTGAGGTATGCCTTTTGCTTTCCACTCCTCATCATTCTTGTATTTCTCACCTGTTCTAAGATTATAGATCTCCTCTATCACCTCTTTTGGTTCTATTACTTTCATTATGTTGTTACCTCTCTCGGCTGTATTTCTAGGATTGAGGCTATGACGTGCAGCTCGTTCGCGTCAGCAGCCTGTACTTTCAATGCCTCACCTTCCTCCATTATAAGAGGTTGAGTCAAAAGTTCTGTCGTTGCTTTAGATGCTATGGCTTTATCTTTGAATAGATTAAATATAGCACTACTAGCATTTACCAAAGTTATGGTTATCGTGCTCCCTGATCCGGCGTCCTCGGATACTATCAGTGATTTGATAACAGCAGTCTTAAAACTAGGAACTGTATACAGTGTAGTTAGATCTGTTGTGGTTAAATCTGCTTTTTTATTTATAAAACTATTTGCCATTAATTTAAAAAGAAGTTTTCAGCCTCTACCTCATCTTTTAATTCTTGTTGAAACGTAGTGTTTAATTTTTCTACAATCGCATCAAGATCTCTTACCTGAGCTTCTGCTGTAGATAAATCATAATTAGGTGCAGGTCTTGTTAATACTTGTACTATTTTTGCCATTATCTTCTTCCATCTGGTTGTATGTCTAATCTAAATGTTCCTAATTTCCAACTTTGACTAGCAGCTGTATTTTCTACTTTTAACGCAATAGCTCTAGCTCTTGCACGCGTATCTACTTTTTGTGTGGATGATGAAACAGTAAATGGTCCAAGAGAGGAACTAGCTTGACTATCATTTGGAAAATTTCTTAATTCTAATGTAATCTGTGTATTACCAGTTTGTGAGATAAAGTCTGGTATAAATCTTCTTATCTTCATTATAAATTCACCATCTCCTCTGAAGTCAGCAGTTCCAGTTGTTTGACCTCTTTGAACTCTTTGACTTATGTCAAAATCTCCTGATGATATATTTGCAGTTATTGCAGTCGTAGCACCACCCTGAACCTGATCTGTTCCTGTTTCGTGTTGATAGTATATTGTTCTACCTTCTGTGTTCCATCTTCCC